TGGGTTACCAGTGCGGGAGATGTCATTTCGAATCTCACGTCCTGGGCTCAAGACGGTCTGGTGATGCGATACGGCTACATCATGGAGCATTCACTTGTCCGTGATGAAATCGTATTCGCAGGTTCCACTGGACTTCAGTCCAGCGGTTCCTTGCCTCCTATCGTTACCTTGCTCGCTGAGAGTAAGGTGCGACAGGCTGCAACACCCTTCGGGTTTGGGCTTCTGTTGAGTAATTTCTCAACTCGACAGAAGGCGATAATGGCAGCTCTTGGTTTGACCAAGATCTTCCATTAAGACACCATCTGTGCCCATTACCGCCAATAGGGGGTCTAACCGGGCCCCTAGGAGTGATGCCTATGTCGTTCACCGATCCGCAGACCGTCACAATCTCGGCAGTCACGACGCCTCTCCCACGCACTAGCGTGGAGGAGAACGGAAGTGAGTACACGAGTGCGGACGGTCTCATCAAGCTGACCGCCAGCCATGACTATGGCAGGCGGGCCAGAAGGATGCTGCGAATCGACACTTCCAAGATGGCTCCGGACCCGTTCCGGCCAGTGGAGAACGTCAAAGTGTCCATGTCATGTTACATGGTCTTTGACCTCCCCTTGGCCGGTTACACGGCGACGGAAGCCTTGGCGGTGTACACTGGGTTTAAGACCCAGTACTCCGCCGGCTCGGACGCCCTGATCGTGAAGTTGTTGGGAGGCGAGTCCTAACGGACAAGTCCCCCCTTCAACCCGTGACCAGGACGGGGCGGTCAAAACGGCATGACGAAGGTACTCCGATCACGAAGAAAGTCCTCGTGATCGTTGTTGCCATCGTTAATGTCGTTTGTCTGCTCAGTGACCAGTTGCTCTTCGGTCCATCTTGTGGACCGTAGACCAGCTGGAGTGAACTCGATACGTGTGGGTGTAACTTTTGATGGAAGTCGCTATCGCGACTTAAACATCATTCAAGTTACAATTCACGTTGGTGCGAACCACCGTGAATCGGAACACGTAGCTTTCCAGCGGTTTCTGCAGGCGTTGTATGACCTGCGTGAAGCCACTGTTCCGCTGCGTGACCACCACCGTATCTAGTCTAGGCGACGTAGGCTAGGGATGATACACCTTCTGAATAAGGAGGGATCATGAAAAGCCTGACGTCACTCTGGTCCTGCACAGCTCAAGAAATGGCTGTGCGATGTCGCACTAGCGCCACTAACGACATAAAAACTGTCGTTAGTCGGGCTGAACACGAGGGGCTATCGTTTTTGGCGATAACCCTGGCGGACTTTGGTAAAGCTACCCAAAAGTGGCTAGACCAAGGTCACGTCGTCCCTTGGGACGTTCCTGCTTTTAAGCAGAATCGTCTTACTGGTCTCCCCCTATTTCTAGGAGGTTTCCTTGGACGTGTGTTCGACCCTTGTAGTGGCACGTTGCTTGATAATCCAGACATCGAAGCAATCTATGCTATCCGTCAGCTAACGCTGATGTTTAGCAAGATAGCCCTTCCGAGGATTGCCAGTAATGGTGATCCTATGGTGGTTAAATACCGCCATCGCGAAAGGCTAGCGATGTCTGAGTTTGTCAAGTGTGAGCAGGATGTTCGGAGAGCTGACTCTCTTCTGGATCCGTCCTACAAGGCGGATTTTAGGAGAATGTCTAGCTTGCTTTTTAACGATGTCTTTGCAAAAATGGACAGAGATGTCCATTTTGCTAGGCTCGTTCCTAAGCATGGGCCAGGCGCTGTCGCAGATCGTCTTAGTAGTAATGCTAAGTACAATCTGCGAACCTGGACCACTCGACTCGAAAGGCTAATGCCTGCCGAGGAATTCCTTATCCCTAATCTTTCCTTTCGGAAGGATTTGGATAGGAATTTGAACATCCTCGAACCCGGCGCTGAGACTCCCGTAAGGGTAGTCTCAGTGCCTAAAACGCTCAAAACCCCAAGAATCATTGCGATGGAACCTACTGCAATGCAATATGTGCAGCAGGCTCTCCGTCACAGTCTTCTTGACGCGTTCAGAGAGGATGGTTTCCTCTCCCGCGTGATTGGTTTCAACGACCAGGAGCCTAATAGGCAAATGGCGTTGAGAGGATCGCTCAGCGGCGACCTCGCTACACTCGATATGAGTGAAGCTTCCGATAGGGTTTCGAATCAGCTCGTACGCGAAATGCTCGCCGACTTCCCAGAATTGCTATGGGCGGTCGATGCGTGCAGATCGCGGAAGGCTGATGTGCCTGGTCATGGCGTAATACGCCTGGCCAAGTTCGCGCCTATGGGTTCAGCTCTCTGCTTTCCTTTTGAGGCCATGGTCTTCTTGACCCTGATCCTCTTGGGAATAGAAAGGGAGCTCAACGCTCC